TTTTTTAGTATTGATTTTGGCTGCCAACATCTTTTGTGCAGCAGCCGTTGACCAACCATCTTTAGGAATAATCTCAAAGCCAGATTTGGTTTTCCAGCCACGATTCATACCACTCAACGGTGCTTGGCTAGGCATAGCCGCTTTGGCATCAGCCACGACACTCGAGACAATCTGCTTGTAATCCTTTGTCACTTCACGACGCAACTTGGCATCAATGGTGTTCAGCTCTTTTAGAGCCGCCTTGATGCCGTAAATCTGAATGGTGCTTTCAACTGCCACGTTGTTGTTGCTTTCTCGCCAGCAGTAACACGGTAGCCAAATCCTCAGAATCAAACTCGATGTTCGGAGGCCACCACCCGGTCGCCAACAGCAATTCCGCTAACTGACGGCGGACGCTGTTGCTTCCGTAGGGTTTGCGTGGGCAGTCTCCACTACCTCAAAATCCTCAACGGACACAAGCCAAGTGTCATAGTCGCGACCTTCACGCTTATTGACGTTGAGCTGATGCCACGCCATAAACATGATGTCATCAATGCCGATACCAGCCTGTAGATCGCTGGCGCGGCGCTTGAATTTGCGTTCCCACGCAGCAGCCGTAGCGATTGTCGTTGTGACTTGCTCTGTAACCAATTCCGCTGCTGGTGTCTTGAATGACACCTTTATGGTTAGTTTCACGGCGTAATGTCCTCGACCAGCGTGCCGCCGGTGATAGTGATTTCTACTTCGGACAGTTCACCGACCGAGCCGTTGACGACATCGAGCGACTCAAGGTATCCGCCAGTTACTTGGAATTCTGGGTTTGTGGCTGAGATAGCAGCGCTAGTTGGCTTTACTGCGACGTACACGTTCGTGCCGACAAGGCTGGTCAAGTCAATGTAGGTGCCTGGCGTTGCCGAGTACTCCATCAGCAGCGTGGCGGTGATGGTCACGTTGGTGAGTCCACCGACGAACTGGCGGCCCGTGTTGCCAAACGAAGTGGAGTCGAGCGCTTCACGCGACTTGGTGATGACCACGGACTTGCACTGATCGGTCAGGTCTTTGATTGAGCCAACAGCAGCACCGATGCCGAATGTTGGGGAAGCCAGGTAAGTGGTTGCGTTAGCCATGTAGCGAATCTCCTCTACGTCGAGGGTCGCTGCTTACCCGTAGCGCAGTCTAGTAGCCCTAGGGGCTTACTTTGGTGCGTATCGTCAGCTCGTAAGCAGGGTAGTCAGCGCCACCATACGACACGGTAGTTGGGCGTGCATCCGTCAAGCCGATTTTTGCAGCGCGAATCAAATCAATGTTGTCCAGCAGGCTGTCAAGCGTCCTGTTATCACCAGTGCCCAGGGCAGTCATTACGACACGGAACTCCATGTCAGCGACCACGTTCGTTGCCATCATGATGGTTGGTGCCTCGACAAGTGCGCATGGTGGGTTCATGTTGCGTGGATCATCAAACACACGCAGCCCGGTAATCGTCTGCAGTTTGGTTACCAGTTGGTCGTAACCATCCTTGAACATGTTTGACATGTCAGGCCACCTGTGGCTTATTGACTCCGAGCAAACGCAGGATTTGACCGTAGTTGCCTGTGACCGGGCCACCTGTGGCTAGTGGGTCAAACGACGCAAACGCTTCTGTGGAGCCGCGTTCACGGTAAAGGATTGCCGCGTACTGGACGGTGCCGAGCTTGACAGCGCCATCAGGAACGGTGGTCGGTGAGTCAAAATAGCCCGACTCCTCGCGCTTACGGTACGCAAATTGGTTGGCTGCGCTTACTGCCATGTTGGCTACGTCAAGGTCAGCACTCGGGTTGGTGAACGTAAAGCCGAGGTAGTCCTCGACATCGCCCAAGACAATCCATGAGCACGTCACCGAGTAGGTGCATGTCCCGGTGGCAGCTGCTCGATCAGCATCAGCCGTGGTCAGTGCGAATTGCACCTGATTGGGGATGATGGTGTCAGTGTCGTACTGATAATCGCCTTGCTGCGATACCCCAATGAAGTAATACTCCGGCAACGCCAGAATCTTGAACGTGCCGTTCCACGGTGATCCGATACCGGACAGCGTGATTGATTGCCCTACCTCAAAGTTGTGAGGCTCCAGCAACTGAACGACGGCAACGTTACTAACTACCTGTTTATGGGTAAGTGAGTAAGTTGCCACCGTTCAGTGTCACCTGGAGGGAGTGAACTTAGGACTTGAGCAGCTTGACGAACTTGGTCGCGTCAGCCATGAACGCGGCTGCGTAGCCACGGAAGGCAATCGTGCGACCGAGCGTTGCTGGGACATCCACCGAGATGGCGCCCTTCTGCTGTTCGTAGAACTCGAAGCCTGCGGCTGGGCCAGCAGCGTGACCGACCACGCCGTTCAAGCCACCTGCGCCAGTTGAGCCGGCCATGTTCTTGTCAACTACAAGGCTCAAGCCAAGTGGGTTGCCGTTCCAGCTGTTGGCGGTCTGTACGCCGAATGCGTTGTACGGAGCGACCGATGGGAACAGTGGACGGTTGGCATCGTCAACAATCATGCCAAGCTTTGCCCAGGTAACTGGTGCGGCAAAGAAGTGCGTTGGCAGGTAGTTGCTGGCGTTGCTGATTTGGTAGGCAGCGCCATAGATCGCCGCAATCCAGTCAGCCGAGTCCGACAGGTCGGTGATGGTTTCGGTCTGGGTTACGCCCGACACCATGGTGTCCACCGCGTAGTTGTCGGTCGCTTGACCGTAGGCAATTGCGAGCTGGTTGAGCACGATTGCGAGCGAGTCGGGGTCGGTCCAGTCGATGTCCTGCTCCGAAAGCGTGACGTAGGTACCGAACGTCAACTTGCTGACGTTGTTGTTGGCGACGGTGACCGTTGAGGGGTCAAGCGTGTTCAACTGTCCGGTCGGCTGTTGCGTGACGGTCGGACGCACGGTGATGACCGGGCGACGGAACGTTGCGCCACCAGCTGGCATGGCGCGAGCGCCAATTGCCGTGACAAACGGACGGATTGGGTTGAGCGAGTCGTACACCGGGCTGACGATCGGCGTTGGCAGGATGCCAGGCGTGTCGGTCGTGGTGATGTCGGGTGCAGCAGCTTTGATACGAGCGTTCAGCTCGGCAAACTCTGAACCGCCACGCGCGAACTTCGCCATGTACTCGCTAGGAGTTGGCAGCTTGAACGCTGGCTTGGCTTCAGCCCACAACAGTTGTGGTGCTGGTGCTGGTGCTTCTGCGGATGCTTCGACCTTGACTTCGGACATTGTGGTTGTCTCCTCTTGTGGTTCGGTCGCTGCAACCTCTGTAATCATAGCACCCTTGAAAGCAGGCGCAGTCACAAGCGACAGCTCTACCCAGTTTGCCTTTTTGATAATCATGGTGCCGTTGTCATCGTAGGAAGCGTCCACTACGTCAACACCTACCGATACCGAGTCAACTGCCTCGTCTTTGATCAGTTCAAGCATGTCGTTGCCTTCGCTGGTGGCGCTAATTCGGGCCGTAAACAGCATGCCTTCGTCAGAGTCCAGTCGCCCGGTGACTACGCCTACTGGCTGCTCGGAGTCGTGGTACTTCAGCAGCTTGGGCTTCTTGCCAGTGATTGGCAATGAGCCGCGCTCAAAACGGACTCGAGTACCGTCGCTGACGATGGCTTCGGTGTCCCAAGGTACGGCAACACCCGAGATTGAACGTGGTGACTCGCCTTCCTCAGCCAGGACAAACGTGTTTTGTGCAGTTAGGCGAATCATGAGGCCTCGCTTTCGTCGTTAGATGGTATCTCCCGAGAAGGTGCAGCGTTGTCCTCCTCGGGAGACATTTCGTACTCCTCCAAGTAACTATCCACGTCCAAATAAATGTAACGGCCTCGTGGCGTGATGTTATTCATGCTCAACGTCTGCTCGATGCAATCAATGAATGGCTTTGCACCAAATAGGTACAAGTCTTGGCGTGCTTGCTGTGCGTTCTGATAGGTCATGCCGGAACCTGACGGTGCACCGACAAGGTATGGCGGAATGTTTGCAATGCGCGCCATCTCGAGCGCCTGATAGGTGCGTGCTTCGGTCAACTGCAACTTGCTTGGATCCATGTAGGACTCTTTCCAGTCCACGTACTGGTTCAACGCAGCAATGGCGTTATTGTTTCGTGCCTCGGCAAAGCCAGCAGCAAGCTCGGACAGTTCCTCAGCGCTCAATGGCTCGCCTTCGGTCTGCTTGAGCACGCCTGCCGGGGTTTGATTTTTGGCAAAGCGCTCGGCGCTGGTGTCCAAGTTGATGTTCGTACGAATTGAGCGTGCACCCATTGACAGCAAGCCTTGAATCGGGCTGAGGAATTGCACGACATCGTTCGGGTTGAGATCGATGCCGTTGAAGGTCACTTGCTTGCTCGGGCCGAACCATTGTGGGCCGCCTTGGTCGCGTGTTTGTACGTCAGCGGCTGGAATCCACGTGAAGGTTGCTGGGAAGCCGTTTCCGAATCGGCTGGTGACTACCCAGAAGGCGCGTCCGTAGAACAGCAGGTCGTCGGCTGTCCAGCTCATGATGAAGTTGCGAGTCACGTTGGGGTCGGGCTGGTGGAACCACGTGTCATCAGGCAGGTCGAGTTTTTCGTAGTCGTCATCCATCCATTGCTTGGCGTACTGATGAATCTCAAGGCAGCCAATCATTGAGCAGATGAGGTCGCGTGACCGACTGATGGTCGGAATCTGGATAGCAGCCAAACGATCAAAGCCCGTCTGGTAGGTCATGAAGTTGCCGACCATCGGATTGCCTGCGTAGCCAGTCGCTGCGCCTACTTGTGCTTTAGTTTCGTTAGCGACTGCGCGCTTCAGTGAAAATGCCATCGTGGCATCAGTCTAGGCACTCGAAGCAATCATGGGTCGGTTCACCATCGGACGCGGTTTTGCACACATGCCGACAGCCCACACAAGACACCGGGCTAACTCAATCGGGCCACTTGACTTCTGTGACGACAACGCAATAGCGCCAGGAGTCTTGACAGCAACAGCACGACCAACATGCTCAGCCAACATCGTCTCACCAGTGTGATTCACGCGGCCCTCATTGATGAGGTTCTTGACCATTGACGTGTAGCGACCTATCTCCTGATAGCCGACCAGCACCCTGCGACGTTGCAGATCGGAGGGGCAGTTGGTGTCCAGTGTCGGCGTGATAGCAACTTGCAAGCCTGAGTTGGAGGCCAACTGGGCACGAATGTTATCCCATACCTGTGTCACGGTTTCGCACATGAATGCGACAGTCGCACAAAGTATCCCAGCAGTATTCGCGTTCACACGTACCGCCACGTACCTGCCATCGTCGAGCGATACTTCTACGGCGAGCACGCCACCGGGCAACGGTGGCAAATCGGTACGCAACGACTCCCACTTGCCAGGCTGCAGCCACGACAGCTCTGATTGCACCCATAGGTTCACGCTAGATCGCAAGAAGCCTGCACGATTCGGGCCTTTGGATTCAGCCTGGACGGTACGAATGTCAAGCGTGTGCCCAAGCGCCGGGTTGGCGTACTCCCAAGCGGCTTCGCTCATTGGGTCAAGGTCAGGAGGTGGGCTGTACTCCGCTAGGTACACAGAATTAGTGACTTCGCCTGAGTCAATGGCACGTATGCCTTGCTCACGCCAGCGCAGCATTGCAATTGAGTCCTCGGTGCCTGCCGTTGACCACATCGAGCACAATGGGTTAGGTCGGGCGCGCTGAGTCGGCAGCAAGCCAATGTCGAGCGTCTCTGAATCAATGCCAAACACTTCGTCAGCGATGATTAGGTCAACGCTCATACCGTGACCGCTTGATGGCCTGGCTGCTTTGACGTACCAGCGCGAGTCACCAACCTTGATGCTGTTACGACCATACGCCCACACAGCTTTGACACCGAACTTGGCTTCAATTACCGGGGCTAGGTCTTGGAATAGGGCTGTGGCTAGGTCAAGCCTGTGAGCTGTAGTGAGGATGGTTTGAGGGCCGACCTGCGTAGCGTGCTGCGTTAGCCACCAGCCGAGCAGCGCCTTGAGCGCTACGGTCTTTCCGTTTTGTCGAGCGACACTGACAAGCGATACGTGGTTGAGAAACTGCCCTTCGGCATCCACGGCAAGCTGACCGTTGAGAACATGCCGTTGCCACGGCATGAGTTCCATTCCGAGAATGCGCTCAGCCCAATCCGCAACTTCGGGGCCGTAACTCCCGGCTGCATCAGTGATGACCGTTTCAATTCGCGGCAAGTCATGACCTTTTCCTTTCCGTTCAATGACCTTTCCTTGGGATAAGGAAAGAGATGGGCGCGGGTCTTC